TTTTGTGTGAAAAATATCACCACCAATGAAAATGTGATCGACTGCCTGTCGCCGACAGTCATCTATCATCAGTTGAAATGTTTTTCGAAATTCATCGTGACGACTCAGCGATCGAATGTGGATGTCAGCTGTGTGGCAAATACGAGGCATTGAATCAATAATATTATGGATTATACGATTAGTTCAAAATAATCTGATAGATGCTGATGCTATGCTATCAAGCCTGTCAAGAAATGTGTCGTTCCATTGGAGAGGTCGAGCTTCTGACAATGCAGTCTCAAATTCTGCTTTGGACATGGAGCCTGGGTCACCCCATGGTCTAACATCCACGACTACGACGTCAATGTTATATTCCTGTAAGCGTTTGACAAGACGTGGCGTCTTCTTCAACCACATATCACCATCAAGCGACAATGCCACCGGTGTCCCATTAAGAAGTATTTTATTAAAAATCTCATGCCGCTCGTCGAGATCAGATCCTAAAAGTGCAGTTGAATTTTCTGGGCATTTGACGAGGTCGAAAGGACCTTCAACCAATGTCAATCTTCGTGACCAGTCGATGTTGAGCTCATTGAATATGACAGGATTTTTATCGACATCAGGGTTGTCGTACTTCGGTTTTTTATTTCTGTCGAATGCACGGGCTGTGAAGTAATTGAGCTTCCCAGATGCGTCGAACGATGGCATGATGATGCGTCGATACCATCTCGGTTCAGCTGAAAGTCCTAATTTAAAATACCACTCATCTCTTTCGTCAAGTCCTCGAGATATGAGATATCTTCGTGCTGCCTTGACATCAGGATCTGACTCGTTGGAAGTTGCGATGAGTTGAAAATCAGCTGGTAATGTCAGGGGCTGAACGTCGACAACATCATGAGACATGTCGAGACGATCAACGCCGCACATCAATCGATAAGCTATTAGTTGATCCTGAGTGCCATACTTACGAAGTAACGGAGCCAAACCTCGTGATTTCCATCCGCATGTCCAGCAGTGATTTGCATCATCAGTCGTCCTGATGGATAGTTTTTTCTTGCTTGGGTCATTGGGCGCGCAAATTGGGCACCTGACATCAAAATTGATGCCATTACCCGATAATCTTCCACGACCGAAGACGGATTCATAAAAGCTGAGACGATCTGTGACTGTTGCTACCAATATACTTTCATCATACCATCAGCCATCTTCACTTTTCAAAAGACAAGTTGCCCTTGCTATCACATATGCATCGGTGGCATCTCTGCTCCACTCCTCGTCCTTACCACTCTTCTTCTTGGGCCACACAACATGTTTAAGATCATGTTCAGACATGTATTTAAAGACCTGCTCTTTTCCAGACATGCCAGCGATTGCAGTTCTTTGCATTTTGATGCCGCACATTTTTCTTGCAGATGCAGCTGGGATATATGAAGGATCCACTCCAAATATTCCTCTAGCGATGTATGAGGTGATGCCGTTGAATCTCATCAGTGTCGTGATGGTCGCAGCGGAAGACATTCCTTTTTGAAAACCCATTAGAGGTTCTTCAACTGCTAAAATATAATCACCTATAAATTTTGTTTTGATGTCGGAAAGATATCGTGATGTGTAATCGGCTTTTTCCCAAAGTGTCTTGAATTTTTTAAATTCGATGTGATCTAGATGAAGTATGTGTGAACCTGAATCATCAGGTTTGATTTCTTGATTGATGAGACATATTCCTGTGCAAGAAGTGCTGACATCAAGACCGATAACAATTTTAGGCACACCGAACTATATGTAATAATAAAAGATTTGTAAATTCGCACATAAGTATGTGTATGAAGAATAATATGAAAATGCTAATGGAGGGTTGGCGTAGATTTATCAATGAAGACGATAGCTTAGTTAAAGCTGGTAATCAAGAAGTCGAAGAGATATTTAATCGATCTGACAAAGCATATCTAGAAAAAACACTAAGAACGAGAAATCCAGGAAGTTCTATACAGGCAGGGTCTGTCTTCGAGGATGAGCAAACAGTAGATTCATTAATGAATGCAAAATGGGTGCCGCTAGCAAACGAGAACATAAAACCACCTGCCGTGGCATTTACAGCACAGATTCCTGGGAAATTAGGTTATGTTCCCATCGAAAATCTGGCAGATAATCTTCCAGTGAGATTCCAGCTCAGCCACGGGGGTGCTGGCGGAAAATCAGGAGATGCTGCTGAGGTGGTTGCTGTTTTTAATGATTCAGTCGCTCGCGTCGAAAACACAACACTAATTTGTGGACCAGGTGAAGGAGGGCTAGTTGTTTGGACATTTCATCCAGGAGATCCCGGGGCACAGGGAGCTGAGATCAGCATGAAGGGAATAATGGAAAGTGAGCCGCCCGTGGAGATGACAATTGCAGGTGCGAAAGAACTTGGATTCATGAATGTGAAGAGGGTTGAGCGCTTGTCAGAGATCAGAAGAAGGCGAAGATTATTTTAAATATTCAATTTATAGAATACCCATATCCTTTAGTTCTATTTCTGTAAGTAAAATGTAGGTGGCATCGTGGGTCGTGCACCATGTTCTTGCAGCTTCGGCTTTCTTGATGACGGTGATGTGCGTCAGTTTTCTTTTTGGTTTGATTTCGATGACGTTCTTTGAACCATCTCTGTATTCGACAAGAAAATCTGGATAATATTTGCGGGTCTTGCCAGTGCGTTTATTTGAGATGTATTCGATGACCGTCTTCTCATATGACCAGGTAAGAACGCCGGGATGTGAATCCAGGTATACGCAGAATTTTTGTTCCCATCCGCTACGATATTTACATTCTCCTGCCATGGGAGAGATATGCAGACCGCGATGGTATCTGCCCTTGCGTTTCTTTTTCTTTGGTGGCATCTAAGGCTTCAGATATCTTTAAAGATACATCATTAAAAATCAAAGCACACTTTTATAAGCAACTTATCACCCTCACGTTTTATGACAGGCTGCGCCAATTTTGCACGGGCAATGACGTTCATGTTCTCATCATGAAAATTCATGCCACCAATATAAACGAAGTCCTCATTGTCTTTAAGTCTTTCTGATGGAAGCAGTTGTCCCTCGTGACGAGCATAAGTAGGATTCGATGAAGAGTTGAGAAGTCCAGGTGGCGCCAGAATTTCATATTTGGATGTGTAGATATTATAGATACCCTTGAAGGAAATCTCATACTCGTTCTTGCCGAAGAAGTAGAGGTGAGGACTCTTGACGACGACGACACCTTCGTCATAAAAGATATTTCCAACTGAATTATGAAATGCGGCAGGAGTGCCTGAGTCTGCTCGATATAGACCGCCGATGCCATCATCTTTCAGCGTCATTGAAACTGCACCCAGCGAACCAGAGATATTTGCATCACGTATTTGAAATGTGCCTGGTTGAATACGGCGACCGTAGTACAGATTGCTGATGTTAAAAATTGTCACCTGGTTAGATGATGGGTCCTGCAATCGTTGAAATATCGTCAGCGGGGCACCCTTTTGCACTCCCCTGTCAAACGATGCATCCTGCCCAAGCTGATGTAATTTGTAAATTTCGCCTTGAACATTCTTGACATAGTTGGAGACCGCTGAACCGGGTCCAATGCCGGGTTGTTCTGGGGATGACCCTATCAACTCGCTTGTGAAAGAATCATGTGCTGTCGTGTCGGGATCACCACTGTACATTCCTGAATTTTCAAGTGATGCTGTCGACACCAAATTGTTAAGATTGATGTATGAGATGTTGAACGAGTCGCCGTCACCTGAAAATTTATTGATCAGATTTTCGTGCAGTAGTGGTTCATAGCTTGGATCGAAATTTCCATCGTCGCAGGGTAAGATTGTCAAATTTCTTTTTGCAACGCCAGGATCTGCGTAAAGAAAAGAGTTGGCATCCTGTGCTATCGTCGTCGTCGTCACCAATGATGCTGAGAGACTAAGCAGCCTCGGGAATCGACCTGTCGTAAAGTCTTTAACAAAGTTCTCTAAATTGATGTAGTGGCCTGCCACGCCAAAAGACATGGCGACATTGAAAGGATCGTCAGTGGTTCCATCGATTGCAAAGAACGGGGTCTGCAGGACGCCACCACGATCTCCTGCCAGCGCAGGGTCGCCTGTTCCCATTGTCGAGGTGCGCCGAATTGGTGTCTCTTCCACAAAGAATGGAGGAACATAGAAAGCAAATTTTTTGGGGTCAAAAGCGGCAGCGCCTGCACCCATACTGCTACTTGCCGCTATCTCTCTGTCAGAGATGTAATAGCGTCGAATTGAAAGATCGTGGACTTCAGCCTTGAGCGGATGTCTGAAATTAAAACTTGCTGGTCCTTCGTATGAAACAGCTGGCAGGAGCGTGAGTTGATCTACTCCATCATAATTGGACAGGTCGCTAGCAAAGAAAAGGTCTTGCGTTGAAAATGCTGAATTGCTACCCTCGTAATAATTGCCGACACAAAGGACGTCGGGATTATTTGCAGAAATTACAGGCGATATTGTGCCGGATGGAACACAAAAATTCCCAGCATTGACTCCGTTAACAATGAAAGAACCTGTGCCGTCATTGATGGCTGACGTTCCCCATCTGATTGCGACATGATGCCACATATTTTTTGTCAGACAGTTATCATTGGAAACAAATGTCAAGTCGTTGGGATAAGCGCCGTTACTAGCTAAAGACGGAGCGACATCAGCACTATGACTCAGTTGTAATTGTAATCTAAATCCACTTGGCAGACCCATCAAGTCTTTTTGAGAGCCGGTGATGACCGATAGTGCATAGCTTGACGACAGATGAAACAGCGTGCCTGCCTTAAAATGACCTGCGTCAATGTCGTCAATGTTGTATCGAGGATTAATGTGAAAATTAAAGGTGAATGGACCTGTCAGACAGTATGAGCCCGAAGGATACCCGGCGACATGAGGAACATCAGGATCGTAAGAATTTGGATACAGTAGCACAGACGATGTTGGCAGTGTATAAGTTCCATTAGACGCTGCAAAAAAGTTGAGAGAGTTGTAATTCGTATATGCCCAGTGCGAATGTGGATAAGCTGTCCTGTAGTAAGGCATCAACATGTCTTTGATGTTGTTTTTTGAGATGGAGTAAACAGTCAACTTTGAAGTTGGCGTGAATCTCTCAACATCAAGAACCTGCTTCCGTGAGATAGAAGCAGATGAGACCAATTGAAAATAATTTTCAACTGATCCAGTTATCTGCTCACCATAGTTCCTTTTTGTATTAGCTTCTGCGACTAGATGATCGTAAGATGTTGAAAAATTAACATCGGATGCATGATCAGCATCGACAAAAACACTTGAAATCGTAGTGTCTTTCTGCGAATTTGAAGCTCGTGGAAAGACATGAACTGAACCTGTGACGCCTAATGAACTTGATGAATAAGTCCGACGAGGTGTGGTAACGACTGTGAATTTTTCAACATCGTCATTTGTGACCTTGATGATGGCCATGCTTCACACCGATATTCCATGTTCGACCAAGGGGGTCAGAAGTCAATCCTCACCCTCATCGTGAGATCACGAGATGGGTTCTTTTCTACAGGTCTGCTGAGTTTAGCGACTGCCACAAGACCGCCTGAATTATCGTAGAGGCCTATCGTAGTAATGTATGAAAAAGGCTCCTGAGTTTCTTCTGGTAGCGTGGGATCATAAATTGTCAGCCTGCCTTGATAATTTCCGCTCTGTTCAATGTATGTCGGATTCGAAGAATAATTGAAGTCATCAGGCAACGCCCTGCAGAAAATGAGTGATGAATTTATATTGGTGACGTTCTGGAAGGTCACAGCTGTCAGCGCACCTCCGCCAAATCTCGTGTAACAGAAATGGTCGACCAAGTTATCGATGCTGCCTGAGACAAGGAAGTTAGGAGACAATGATGCAGAAATGACTGTCTGCCCAAGAGGTGCCATCGCAGAAATAGTGCCAGTTATCGCCTGCTTCGTATCTGCGATCTTTGCGATGTCTAGCACAGCTATGCCTGTATCATAATACATCAAGCCGACAGCTTTTGTGGTGTTGGCTGCGTTGACGATATATCCGTATTGCCCACCACCGCCAGTGTCGAAATATCTTCCTTGCGAAGATCCAATATCTGTAAAAATTGCTGATCCAGATGTCGTGCTCGCGAATATGTTGGTATGACCGACATCTGTGCTTGCAGTCTGGTAGAATCTCATCGCGAATGTCTCTCGCTTTATTTGATCCCTTGCAAACAATCTCTTGAATGCTACGAACATGGCTGAGTCGGCAGGTGTAGTGCCTGTCGACGTCAAGCTACTTGCATCATTCGGCAATTCAAACATTAGATTTCTGTCGCCGAGCAACGCTTGGGCAAATTGACCATAGACATCTGTCTTTTCACGCATCATCAAAGAACTGCTTGGATAGAGATATTTACCGCCTGAATCAAGGCCTATTGACGCAAGCGCAGCAATTCCGCTGCTGTTTGCGACGCCTGCTTTAGTATATGCATCTGGCGAAGCCAACCCAACAGTTACATCGAAAATTGGGTTAGCTGTCTGCAGCGTAAAATCCTGATCGTAGACAGTTTGAAACAGCGACGATGTGATACCAGGTCCGATGCCTCCTGTGACGAAGACCTGATATTTTCTTCTAGAAACTGACGAACTTATGTCCTGCTGCAGGACATCGATCAGTTGGTTGAGAAATGAACGAGTCGTCGTCTTGTCTGATGATGCGATAGCCTTGGTTATTGCCATTTTTCGTTTCTCTTATTCTACGTCGTCGTGGCGGCTGTATAGGTTACTGGGATATCCAGTGTCGAACCATGATTATTTCCGACGACAGTGATGAAGGTGTTGATGACCCTGTTGTTGTTTGTTCCTGTCAACTTGCCGTAGACTGATAATGTAGTGTTATCAATGCTTCTTGTGTTGACATTAAAAGAAATAATTGTCTGTCCTGGACTTGTGATGAATGTGTATGACGCTATTCTATTTGGGTCGCCTGCATCCACAGAATTTCTTGCAACATCTGGTGATGTTAATGTTCCGCCCCCTCCTGGGTTGCTAAGATACAAGAACCTATCTGGTACTTTTATTGTGTAAGAAGTTTGAATAAAAACCGCAGGGGGATTACCAGTTTTATTGTAGCGCAGATTGATGTTGGCCTGCGTGAATGATGTATCTTTTGTTAAGGCGAGCGAAGTTGTTGACTCTAGGTAAGGAAGATAGATCGTCGATATAGAAGTTCCATCATTTTCACGACCAATCAACCTGTACTTTAATGAAATACTTGGATTTGTGAGCGCTTCAAAGACTGGTGTGTTCTTTTCTATTTTTTCTTTTCCAACTGCTCGACCATACTTCTTGATCATTCTATAGTCCACCTCATCATCGGCGAGAGCATAGTGTGTGATATTGAATGAATTGTTTGCCGAAGCTAATTGTTGACGACCGTAGTCGGTCAGCACGGCATCTAATATTATGTTATTTGTAGAATTATCAAGCCAGCCCATTACTACCTCTGTCTAAATTGACTATAGAAATATACACCACAATCGCTAAGTTTCCCAAATAACTTCACTTCATGTCGTTGTGAGACAATCTGGGTCTTTCACGTTTATCTTTAAAAATTGATATTTTTGATTATTAATGTTAATCATTTGGGCAACATAGAAAGGATTTTCATCAGGTTTGTTTGGGGCAACAGCCTCAACAACCTTATGAATGACTGACCTTTCGTCAGCTACTCTGATATGATCTGGTGCAAAATATACGTGCATCTCTCTGTTATTCTGCCCAGATATTCTAACGGTATCTTTGAAAGCGTCCATCTTTAATTTCATGTTGGGGTATGGTCTCGGAGAGCCGGCATCGCATATCACTTTTGAAGATATTTTGTTCTTATAAACGTCAAATGTGACCTGATATTGTGTCGAATAGTTTGATATCATTCCGTGTGCATCGACGCTACATACGCTGTATATGTAGGTCGAGGATTCAAAAAACTCTGTGTCTACAGTGAAGTCCTCATCCCTGTGAACGTAGACAGGAAAATCTGACTGTTTGATAAG